CCGGGACCGCCGTGAGTTACTCCACCACCGCCACCACCGCCAGAGTATAGAGTATTACCAGTTTCACCAAAAGCTCTGGTAGTTCTACCTTGTCCTGGACGATTGCTCCAACCGTTACCATCTGAAAATCCGTTTTCACCCGCTCTTATAACTGGATGCGAATCTAAATCATTGTATCCACCTGAACCACCAGTAGAACCACCTGAGGCACCGCTTCCTGAATTAGCGTTATAACCTCCATATCCTCCATTGGCTGTACATAAAACAACTCCATTTCTTGACACCGAAGTCGGGCCTCCTGTACCGCCTGCACCAGACAACGCTCCATTGGGTGCTCCTCCGGCACCTACTACACAATTTAATACTTGTCCGGCCGCCACGCCAATATTAGAAACAGTAGCAGTATATCCACCGCCGCCTCCACCGCCGCCTTGTTGATAGGCTTCTTTTGTAAATCGGTATCCGTTACCACCACTGCCTCCGCCGCCTACGCAAAATATATCCGCAGATGTAAATCCATCTGGAATTACGTAATTCTGCGTTCCGGCTATCGTAACCAACGAAGGTCCTACGGTCGTATATACAGCATTTTTAACTGACGATGGGTCATATACCGGACTGTATATCTCTCCAAAGCTTGTTGTGGCATACCCAAAGCATGTAAAATAATAAGTGGTATTTAATGCTGGTAAATCCATAAATACTTGTGACCAGCCTCCAGGAGTAACATTGTCTCCTGCTCCTGCATAAATTGCATCCCAAGCAGACGCATTCCAAGCTGGATATCCACCCGTACTGGCTTTTATTATTACTCCGCAATAAGGTTTTCCAGGCGCCGCATACGGATTCTGCCATTTCAAAAGTACTCGGCGTCCACTATATGCGGCTACGTTAAAAGACAGTATACTATTTACTGTCATGGTTCCGGTCTGAGGTTCGTCGCTATTAGCTCCATAAAATGTTTCTCCGTTCAGTACGTGAGCGGCAATAGCGGTCAAACCGTCTGTATCTGCTCCTCCACTGCCGTGTATAATTGCTTTCAATCTCTATTCCTCCTCTGCTGAGCAGCCCCTTAACCATACAGCAAAATCCGAGGCCGGTTTCTTGCTGTAGGAGGTTACCGTCAATATGCCATCTGTATTACACTCTGCATCATCAATCATGTTCAGGTATTTTCTTCGCATTTTTATTTTTTCTGCCTTCTGCTCCACCGTGAGTTGGCTGTCGCTCTTTATCAGTCCCGCATACAGCTCAATCGCATCTGTTGTCTTAAGATGTTGCACTTTTATGTCTGCTGTGTATGGCGCAGCGGACTGCGTGAATGCAGGGATGGTAATTTGTTTGTCATTCCTCAGGGCATTCACTGCCCTATTCGTAGCGTTAATGTCATTCTGACCAAAACTGTCGCCTTTTTGTGTATAGGCAGTGACATCTGATATGTTATAGGTGCCATCCTCGTTCTGGGTCAACCTCCATCGTCTGGAACCCTCATACATATCATCCCTATAATCTGTTTTTAAACTCATTATTCAAATGCACCTCCATTAAGCGTGAAAGCCAGGCGTCTGATTCCTTCGGCCCTTCCTAATATGTTCCTGTATATCTTCAGGCAGGCGGATTCAATACGGTTCAGCTCTTGCCAGTCGATGAATGGACCGTTGTCATGATAAAACTGCCTTTCTCCTACATCGAAGGGGAATGTCCCTACGCAGACATGGTCTATATTGGCCTCAAAGCGGTTAATTTCATCGGCATAAAACCCATAATCCTGATAGGTCTTATCCTCTCCCATCTCCTCAAACTTAAAGTCCGGCCACAGAGTAAGCGCCTGGGTCCGTATCTCATTGATGTTGCCCTTGATGCGGTTGTAGTCACCAATATTAAAATAATCACTGGCCTGCCAGTCTGTTTTTGGCTGTTGCCACATAACTCATGTCCCTCCTTGCCTTGATGGTACCGCTAAGCCCGCCATTAAATTTCAGGGTATGGTCCGTTACCCGTATCAGCAGGTCAGGCACATACTTATTTTCCAGGAATGCTATGTCGTTGGCATCAATCCGTGGCTCTCCCCGGTATGACAGGTCATATTCCCGGTCTGATTTCATGTAGTCCCCAATCCAATCCGCCAGGTTCGCGGCATGGACCGTGTCGGACACAAGCGGATTATTCCACGCCTCCAGGCTGCCGGTAGGATTTAGCTGTCTGCTTACCTTGGACTGGGTAGTAACATAATCCCTGCCTATCACGGCCACCTCTGTCGGCCCTGTGATTCCTGTAAGCTCCACCGTTGCGTAATAGGCACTACTATCTACAATCTCACACCCATATTTCGGGATACTTGCAATACCAGTGAAATAGCCGATGAACTTATCACACCACTCTATATCCGGTTCATTCCCGATTCCCCAAGCTGCTGTCAAATCTACCAAAAGAAGTGAATCTGTATAAAGCCTTTTGTTTCCATAGGTATAAATCCTTAGCTCCCACTCTCCTGTTGTCTCAACCGTGTCAATGGCTGATTTGGTATGCCACACTCCATCTGGTGCAATAGCCTCTGGACGTAGATTAATATTAAATGATTCTCTATTGGCAATCGCCCTGACCAAATCGCATTCATCATTTCCCGAATACTCACCGGGTGATTCCTCCCGCATGAAATTCCCCCGCAAGTAATATTTATGTCCGGATATCATCTGCACAGTTTGTACTATGTGGACTGCGTTTCCATCTTCCGAGACAACGTATGTGCATTTTCTGGCTGCGTCATACTGTGCGTTGAGCCATCCGGTCACGCCGGTATCAAAAGACCCGTTCTGAACCATATTGGTTGCCTCCACATAAACCGGGACGTATGTCTTTAAATCATAGGATGGATTAGAAAAATAAAACGTATATCGGTTGTCTAAAGCGGTTACACTTATGGTCTCCCTCGCCAGCTCCTTTGCATCCTCTGTACTGAGATTGTATATGGTGCGTACGACCTGCAGTTCCCTAACCTTGGCCAGCTGCGTGCCCTTTGGTGTCTTGGTCAGCTCCACACCATATTCCAGGACATAATCAGTGCTGTCACCGAAGATTATATTGTCCAGCGCTACACGGTTGTTGGGACATCCCTTGGAAAATTCCAGCACCAACCGGTCAAACTCTGGGAACTCATGGCTGACAACGTAAGTCTGTGTCAATCCAGGGACTGTATAATCTTCCATAGCCGCGTTATTGTAGTAGGCATGGAAGATAACTGTATCCGGCCAGTTGCGACCAAATTCCAGGGTTAGTCCAAAACACTTGTATGCCGCCTCCGTAGTTATTTCCACTGTGGGATTGTCCGTAAACAGCCCGTCTTCCTCGGCGACGGCCTCAGACACATAGCCCGTATTGAGATATGTGGCTCCATTGGTCGTCTGCATGGGAAGGAAATACTGTGCGCCGGATGTGCCTGTGTAATCCTGACCAGGCAGGGCATACGCTTCCTTTTCCGCGTGGTCAAGTATGGCTGACGCATGGGAAAAGTATGTCTCGTTATCAGACGCCGCCTCCATATCCGGTACAAAACTGGACTTAAGGATTATCCTGCCGGTCCGGTCCTGGTACAGGATACACCTGCCGGCATTAGCAATCAGCTGCAGGGCTTCCTTATGCGCTACCACCGGCATCGGATTAACCACCAGAACGTCCTTAAGATATGGATCTATCCAGTAGTCCCGGTAATCCACCTGGGCATCCGCAAGGACATCCACAGCCATGTCATACAGGCTCATACCGTCCGGATGATACTGACCACGGTAATATGTGCCGTCCATCCCCTCAAAACAGTCTGATGCCTGGAAGTCCATCTCCGTATCATCAGCTGACCATGATTTCAGTGCAAGTGACGTTCCCGGTATCCACTCAATCGTTCCATCATCCATGGCCTGGCCATAAAGCGCCTCGATACTCTGACCAATTTCCAAGAAGTTCACTGTACTTTCTTCATTCTCCACATCATAGGCCCGGTCCTTATTATCCACCGTTACGGAAAAATCTATGGTTGGCAACTCCTCCGATATAGGACTGATATGTTCCTTTTTGGTTGCAGACAGTATTTTTTTGCTGTCAAAATAGATACCAATACCCATTGTAATTTGATTGATGCGGAACCGGCTTTGTCCGTTGACCATGGCAACCGGAACAAACCGTAAGAAGGTAGCTCCCTCAAAAATTTCCTCCGTCACATAATGGCCACTCATATTTCCAGCCACGTCCATAGTCCGGTTGTCTGAAATGATGGTAAATTCTATGGGATATGCCTTGCCAAATTCCACGGTCAGCCCTTTAATGTCGTATTGAACGGGAAACTGGATTTCAATTGCCCCCTGAAGGCCATCCGTCACGATTCCCTGGTTGAGCACCACGTCTGCTGCATCCCTGGGAAGGAAGTACATACTGCCATCCACCGTGGTATAATCCTGGTCACAGGTTGCATACAGCTCCTGTACCTTGTAGTTATCCATGGGCTTCACTAGGTCGGAATAATAAGTATACATATCCGGCTCAGGTATGTAGGCGGATGCCTGGGCCTGTTGGTTAATCAGGCCGATGGTGACACGCAGATGAGACAGTGGGTTCCTCCACTTCCTGCGCATCATGTCCTTATATTCATTGCTTGCCGCCTGCACTACTCCATCACCCCGCAGTCTATCAGATTCACCTTACAGTCTTTATACATGGTGGGCAGCCCATCCGGACCTATCTCGTCTATCTTGGCCGTCCGGTTCCCCGGATACATCCGCTCCGTCTTCCAGCAGTTGTTTTTCATGTCCGGAAACTTGACCGTCACCACAAACTCCTCAAACTCTTTAAGGATACTGCTCCAGGTCGCCGCATCCAGATAGGACCACTGCAGGCCGTCAATCTTATCCTGGTCACGGCCCACGCGCTGCCCTACGAATTCCCCCAGGGCATTCTTGCCCTGGTTCACGTTCGTAGCAATGGTTAAGCCAGGCCCCCGGTCATAGTTTGGATATTCATGTCCATTAATATAAATAGGCACTCCGGCCACCTCCTTACGTTGTGCGCAGCGTGTATCCGTTACGCTTATCCAGTTCAACAAGTTTCTTTTTAATTTCCCGGATATCTATGTTGACCGTTAAATCCATCTGTTCTATCAGGTCAATGATGCGCTGCAGCAGGTTTGCCATGATGGAAAGATACTGCTCACTCATGCCATTACTGCTTGTTTGGGACGCTAAAGCCACCGCCCGGTCCACCATTTCCTGCATCTTATCTTCAGGCGCCACAATCTCACCATAGTGCCGGTTATCACCAATCATGGCCAGCTGCGGGGTGTTGGCCCGGACGAAACCGCCTTGGGCCAACCGTGGAAGATGGATGTTCGGTATATTCGGGATAAAATCGGCGCCGATTCCCGGTATCTTATCCGCCACCTCATTTACGGCGTCTATCATGGCATTAATCGCATCAATAACCCTGTTGGCCATGTTCTCCACACCATCAATAATCATGTTGATAATGCCCTTTATATCTGCCCAGATACCGTCCCAGGTTTCTTTTGTCTTGGTTCTCACCGTATCCCATACGCCTGTAATCGCGTCTTTCATAGCCGTGAACTTCTCATCCACTGCCGTCTTGATTGTATCCCACAGGCCTGAAACAAATTCCTTGATACTTTCCCATATCTCGGATGTCTTGGTCTTAACGTTCTCCCAGGCCGTGCTGATGGTGGTTTTTATTGCATCGAATAGGCTGCTGGCCAGAGACTTAAGCCAGTTCCAGATGGTATTCAGGAGCGCCTTGATTCCGTTCCAAATAGTACTGGTAGCCCCAGATATGGCAGTCCAAGCCATGTTAACAACGTTTTGGATAAATGTTACGGCACCAGATACAAGCTCCTTCAATGCCTCCCATATACCGGAGAATATCTCCTTGATTCCTTCCCAAGCAAGACTCCAGTCACCAGTGAATACGCCGACAATGAAGTCAATCACACCACCTAGCGCCGTGAGCAATCCCTCTATGATGCCGGAAACGGATTCCCAGAATCCGAAGAATGTGTCAATGGCGCTCTGCAAACATGAAGCTATAACTGGCGCTACATTTGTAATAAACCATTCGATGAATGGCTGTATGGCCCCCGTCCACAATTTGGTGACCGCATCAGCCACTTTTCCACCAAATTCCATAAATTTATCAATTAACGGACTGAGGTACTGGTCTTTGAATTCCACAAATCGTGTGGATAGGTTCTGCAATACTGGAAGGAAATATGTGTTATAGACATCAAGCAACAGGGTGCCGATTTCCGTGAACCCCTGTTTGAAGGTTGCCAGCATTGGCGCCACATGCTCATCATAATAGACTCTGACCTTTTGAAAATATTCACATATCAAATCTTTTGTAGCCAAAAAAACAGGTTCAACCGCGCTGAATGTATCTTCCAGCGTTGTCTTAATATAGTCAGCGTTATCAATGAAGGGAGCCGTGATAACATCCATTAAATCAATAGCAAGTGTCCCTATATATTCCGTCACTCCCATGAAAGCTTCGAAGAATATACCAATGATATCAGCTGTAATCTGCTTTGCACTGTTACTCCGTAGAGATGAAAATACCGTTGCTAGCGCTTCGGAAAAACTCCCGCTTATCTCAGCAATCCTAGAACCGATATTGAGCATGGACACAATGTAGTCCCTAATCCGTTCACTATTCTGCTGCAGGAACAGGCTAATTCCACCCAGCAGGTTATCTGCTATGGATGCTCCTATACTGGCGGCAGAGCCGGCTATCTTACCCAGGTTAATAGCTAAGATATTGGCAAACCGGTTGGCAGCCTGTTCCACCTCTGGAGATGTAAATATCTCCGTCAGACTATCCTTGATGCTTTGGATAGATTCTTTCATGCTGTCCAGGACGCTGGTGTCACCAAATCCAACCTTAAATCCTGCCATGAATAGGTTTTTGAGTTCCTTTGCCTTCTCAATCAGCCCGGCATATTTACTGTCCATCTCATCCATGGCCGATGTATCAAGTTCGCCCATGTCGAACTCATCCGCAGCGTACCCTCCATTCTCACCGCCTCCGGAACCACCGCTACCGGAATCTGTCTCCGGGTTGATGATATTGAGCTCATCAATGCCTGTGCTGACACTTTTCATGTCCTTGGCGGCCTTCTTGGCTGCGCCGCCTGCTCCTCCAGCGGCTGCCCCTGCTTTATCAGCAGACTGGGCCACTGCCTCCATTCCTGCGGCGGCGGCAGATGCTCCTCCCGAGCCCTTCTTGCCTGTCACCATTTCGGTAAAAGCCTTAAAGGCATTGGCCAGGCTCATCAGCTTGCTGATGATACGGTTGATTACCTGGATGACCGGGGTCAGTACATTTATAAGGCCCTGACCGATTGTGGCTTTAAGACTGTCAAACTGTAACTTCAGGACACGCACCTGGTTTGCCCAGCCATCCGCCGTCCGGATGAAGTCCCCGGATGCAAGGGACAGCTGGTCCTGCACAAACTTGTACCGCAGGGCCACCTTTTCCATCTCTGACATTTTAGCCGTGGTTTTTCCAAAGCCATTGGCGAGAGCATAGCTGTCCAGGGCACTCTGGGTCATAACAATACCCAAGTCCTTCAGGGATTCCGTCTCACCAGTAAAGACTGATTTCAGCTTGGTATAGGCTTCGTCCTGGCTGATGTTATAAAAGGATGCCACATCACCCGATAGTCCAGTCAGGGCCGTGGCCATCTCATAAGCTTGTTGCTCCCCAAAGCCGAATGCCTTGGCCATTGCACCGAAGGTACCCGTGAACTTCTTAGCCATGGTCTCGGACAGGCCGAAGGAGGTTATGGCGTTCTTAGCAAAGTCATCCACCTGTTTGGACATCCGTGGGAATGTGACGTCCACTACGTTCTGGACCTCGGCCAGGTCGGAACCCAATTCAATACATTGTGCACCGAAGTCTATGATTTTTTTTACTGCAAAAGCCGCCGCAAGGGCGGCACCTGCCTTTTTAGCCAGTCCCTGAATGCCCGCCATCTGCTGCTTAAATTGATTCTGGTTGACCACAAGGTCAAGGCCAATCTGGCCTACGCTGTCAGCCACGGTACCACCTCCTATCCACACATGGCTGCGAACATCTTCTCCAGGCCGGCCATTTCCTTCTCGAAGGTTTTCTCATCCATTTCTTTCATTTCCCGGTTACGCCAGTCATCATATATCCGGCGCTGGTCCTTTGTATAATGCTTGATAATGTCCTTATCCGTTTCAGACCGGATGGCCACCACCCGTCCCAAGGCAGTCTCCGGGGACAGGCCGGCAATCAGCGCCTTGAACTCGTCCCAAGAGACTGACTCAAATTCCTTCGTTCGTATACGCAACCCGTACTGCGACAGGAAGCTGGAAACTATCAGGTCCCAGTCCTCGAACATGTCGTAGTACGGGTCACTGCTCTCCCGGGCTGTCTACCTCATCGGTAATCAGCTGTATGGATTCCATAATGACTGTAACCAAATCCTTAAATCCGATTTTCAGCTTTTCAATCTTCTTCTTGGACTCTTCGGGGAACATCAGGTTGTAGGCCTGCATAACTTCATCCATTCCGGGGGCATCTGCCGACATCAGTCCCATGACCTTAAGCATGGTCGGGGCATCTGCATTGACCTCCAGCACCTCACCCTTAATGACAAGGGATGGGTTTCCCTCAAAACTCAGCTTATCCGTGATATCTACTTTTCTTGCCATTGTCCAACCCTCCTTATACTGTTAACGATTGCGCTGGAGTGAAAGTTGGCTTACCATAACCCGTCACCTCAAACTCCAGACCGTCAATATTTGTCGTGTCACCACCTCCGGGCGTCGTCACATTAACGACTACGTCACAGGCCAGCTTTGCTCCGCTGACCATGGTCCACTCAAACTTGGTCATCACGTCCTGTCCAAACTTCCACGCCAGGCCGGCAATATAATCATTCCCCGGGTCCCCAACCGACCGTTTTCCCTTGAAGCTGAACCCAAGTTTCTTACCGGTCATGGCAGCCTTGGCCCATCCGGCAGCATCCATGGAATACCACTCCTCAACGGTACCGTCTATGGATGGTGCAAAGTTCTCCAGATCGGCTGGCATCACCATCTGTTCATCTGTACTCTCAAGGCCCGCAGTGCCAAACTTAAACACATTGTTATGCACGGGATACACTTTTCCCTTTGCTGCATCTGCCATCTCTTATACCTCACTTTCTCTGATATACAAAATCCAGCCATATCACATATTCGTAGACACCCTTATCATCCGTCCCCACGTCCACCGGTTCCGGGACCTGGAGGATGATGCAATTAATGGGTGTATCCCCTATGGATAAGCTGGATACGTTTTTAAGTTTCTCATATAGTGCATAGGCAGCCCGCTCTGATGCCTGCACATCCTTGTCCCAATGGACCAGCAGTGATATACGCCGGACATCATAGCTGCTGTAATCATGGCCACCCAGCGCCATCACGGGAGGGCCGCTGCCCTGCCGGTGATACACGCCTATGGAATGGTCCTTCTTATTGTTCAGCTTCCCGATATAGACATTCCTGTCTTCAGCAATGGCCAGACCGGCTATGTATCCCCGGATATCGTCCAGTTTCAGCATCATACACCACCTGCTTTCTTGTAAAACCGCTTAAATGCGTTCCTGGCAAAATCCTGGCTTACTCCACCAGGTAGCCACGGTTCGTACCATTCACCGCCGGCAAACGGGTTCTCGTCCGTCTGGAAGTTGTACTCCGGATGATAATACAGACGGCGTGCATAAGGTGTGCTGGACACCAGCGTTACTTTGCCTTGCTTGGATTCACTGTAATCGACAAATGTACTCTCATTTTGAAGATTGCCAGTCTCAAAAGGCATCACCTGGGCCTGTACAACCTCTGTATGCAACGCCTCCGCTGTCATCTCCAGGGCAGTCACCGCCGCCTGTGTCAGCTGCTTAATCCGTGGGAAATTCATTTTCACAGTTGATTTTACCTGCATCAGACCACCTCCAGCTGGCAATAGTTCACTGTCCCATCCGGGTTCCTGGCTTTCATCCCCTGTTCAATCCTCCGTTCTTCCCCAAATACAGTTACGGTACCCCCGCTTAAGGTTGGGAAGTCTGGGGCAATGTCCCCGGGGAACAGGGCCGTACCGGTTATCTGCACCAGCTTCTTTTCTGTGGTCAGAATGGTCTTGGCCCGGTCCTGGAAGTTACATTTTAGGTCCAAGTCCACTACCTTCTCTGGATGGCCGCGGTTGTCTGTATCCTCTGATTCCAGATGGACGTGTATATCCGTCCTGCATAGCCGTTTTGGCACTAAACATGGGTATTTCATAGCCTCACCTCGCTAACCGGCAGCACAGACCCGTCTGGGACAGCAGAGCGTACACATCGCGCTTCATGGCTACACCCTTGTCTGTAAATACGTTCCAGCTGCTACCGAACTGTGCGGATACACCGTTGATGCTGTAGCCCTGCAGGATGGTATTAATCTCGTCCGCGTTCTCATACTCAAAGTCCGCCTGCTGGCAGACCACTTCCTGTATGGTTTCCTGCTGGAAGGCCGTCAGATTAGAAAATCCCCGGCCTACAATCCGGTTGTAGGTCAGGGAATCAACGTGGCGGCTGGCCTGCTTAAGGGCCCTGTCCAGCTCATCCATGGGGATTACGGTCCCCTTGTATACATCACAGTAATATTCATATGTGACATAGGGTTCATAGGGCATATTACTCACCTGCCTTTTTACTCTCCGCTTTCTTTGCCGGTTCCTGCTTTGCGGCCCGGAGTGAAGCAAGTTCCTCCCTCAACGCTACATTTTCGGCATCCCTTTCAGCCGCTAGGTCCTGAAGGCGCTCAATCTCTTTCACTGCCTTCATGTGTTCATCATAAGGTATTGTCTTTCCGCGTCCATATACGGTCACCTGGCCATCATCGCCCACAATATCAAAGCCAGCGTCCTGATAGGACTTCTGCTGGCTTTCATCAATGGTGTACTCTTTATTTCCCTTAACTGCTCTCATACTACCTCCTTACGCTCCGGCCGCTTCCACATTCATGGCACACCCATCAACCTTCTTTTCAAGAAGGAACAGGTCTCCGTAGCAACGGTTCTGATACAAATACCCATCTGCCGTCCTTGAATCTGTTCCTGGGGTAAACAGCTTGATATAGCTGTATTTATCCCGGCATACCACGCAAGAGGTATGAATCAGAATCCAGTTAATCTGCTTCGCATCAGAAGCAGCCACACATCCTGTAGTGAAGTCATACTTAGTCTTCATCCTGGCCGCAGGCACCATCTTAATGGTCACATCATCCAGGCTATGTACCTTACGATTGATTGTGGACGGGGACGTTACGGTCATGACCCTCTGAAGTCCTTCCGCCTCCTTCACAATCTTATTCATGGTTGGGGTGACATACAGCATTCTCCCTTCTTCCGGGACGCCAGCCTCATCCATTCTCGCCATCTCCTCATCAAAAGCTTCCAGGAAGTTGGCTGCCGTGATGACATCAGTACTGATACGGCCAGAATAAGTGGTCAGTTCTGCATGAAGTTTGGAATAACGATAGGAATCTTTTTCCGGGATAGCCTGTTCGGTCTCAAAGGTGTTCTGTATGTTTGCTACGGATAAGGTCAGGTTTGTTTCGTCAATGTCCATGGGGTCAATCCAGAACTCAACATCCCTGTCGTGTTCCAGTTTCTTTGCCTCCCAGTCATTACTGAGCGTTCCTGAGTTAAAGCCTGGTGTCCGGGTATGGTCTTTGTATCCGGTCACTGCCATCCTCGGAAGCTTGATGGTCTGGGCGTTAATGAATTTCACCTGCTGGTTACTCTGTGTCAGTGCATCAGAGCACAACTCCTTTGCATATTTCTGCTGTAGGAGCTGGGTGAAGGTTGTTGCATAATCATATACTGCCATTTCTTAATCCTCTCTTTCTTTAGAGTCCGAACGCCTTTTTAAGGGCGTCATCTGTTGTCTGGGTCTGTTGCTGCCCGCTGGCTGCGCCCACCTGGATAAATCCGGTGGATCCTGGTGCCTGGGGTTTCAGTGCCGGCACGTCCTCCAGCACCTTGTTCAGGGCTGCCTTAAGTGCCTCATCATTGATTTTCCCATCCTGTCCCATGACCTGACCTAAATCAGCCATCTTGAGGACATAAGGGATTGTCTTGGCGTCAATTCCCAGGGATACCGCTGCCATGGTTGCCGCAGCCTGCATCTGTGCCTGTTGGGCGAGGGCCTGGGCTTGGGTGGCCTGCTGCTGTAACGCAGCCACATCTGGTTGTGATGCCGCCTTCTGCTGCTTGAATGCAGCAATCGCCTGCTCTACTTCTTCCTGGCTGAGTCCCTGCTGCTTGAAGTAGGCTTTCAGGGCCGTATCCTCCTTAGCTGCCAGGGTTCCCTCCAGCATCTGCTGGATTTTGGCATAATCAATTATTGGGGATGCCGCCTGCTGGCTGGCCTGGGCTCCCTGCTGCTGGGTCTGTGCCCCTCCCCCTCCCTCGCCGCCTGCCCCGCCTGCGGGCTCTGCAAATAACTGTAAGTTCATTGGTAACATGTCTCTCATCGTCAATACCTCCATTTTAAGGGTGTCACCCTGTGATTTTCGTTTCATCCATTGTCATCAGTGTCACTGGCCACGCAGCAGTTTTAAGCCATGCTCGTGTTTGGGCGTAAAAATAGCACCCAGGATAATCCTGCGTGCTTATTCTTCTTTGTGGCAAATATTTGTCAGCTTCTTGTACACATCTTCATACAATTCTTGCTTATCGCCGTTAAACGTATATTCAGCATAGATTCCATCTCCGCTTATTGTTGTAGATGCAAGACACTTGTAATTCTGTAAAGTCTTGCATGACCAAACAATAAATACATCGCCTAAGTCAATTTCAACTCCTGGTCTATTTTCTCTATACCACTCAACCAATTTCTTCTGGCATACATTTTCAAAATGCTTCATTCCTGTAATAATCATATAATCCTCTCTTTCCGTTGCGATATCGCAACAAATAAAATACCACCGGCCTTATTGACTGGTGGTATTAAAATTCTATAAATTCACATAATCAAGAAGTTATCTGGCAGGCGTACCATGCTCCTGCATCTCTCGGGTTTCCCCTGTCAAACCATCGGCGTGTGGACGGGTACGAAATCTTCCACCTCAGATAACTTCTCTTTTATGTTACTCACATTGTATCATTTTTATTCCTTTTTGTAAAGGATTAGCTTATTTCTAAGCAATCTATTCCATTCCTTTTCATCTATTTTCATAAATGTTATGATGGAATTCTTAAATCCTGGATTATCCGTTGATGTTGTCAATCTAAGCACAGTTTTAAACTGCCGTTCGTTAGATTCCTTTATTTCTTTTAGGATTAACGCTGTGTTGGGTTTCTTTGTTTCAACAATATAGTCCGGTTCCTCCACAATTAGTTTCAAATACTCACAGTATTTTTCGTAATCATTGGGATGGCGTTCTTTAATATGACCGATACGCTCATCTGTTATAATAACTTCGTCTGTGACTATGTCTTCCGTAATACACTTATATATCTCTTTGTCTATCTTTCCGACTGGATGCACCTGTATTTCCTCTTCTGTATCTATTGGCTTTATTATATCAGGTTCTGTATCTTTTGCAATAGCTCCCCATTCTTCTCTCTTTGTCATATACCGTTCCTGATTTTCTTTGTCCAGCGAATAAGCTACCAGCCGCCTGAACTTTTCAGCCTGACGCTCTGCATACTGCCGCTTTGTCTCCTTCTGATTTGCCCGTTCAACGGCATCCAGTTCCTCCTTGGTCCAGGTGTCGTCCGCAGTGGAGATTCCAGGGAAGTATGTTGTGTGGCTGTCCTTGCAACGTGGATGATATAGACCGGCTGCTATAGCTTGGCTCATCAGCGGGTACAGCCCATCGGATTTCTTTCCACCTGACCACACATCATCAATCAGGACCTTGCCAACAAATGGCAGGCACTTCGGACACGGGTTCCCGCGCTTGTTGACAATCACGGTAGTAATCCCCCATTCTTGACGCTTCTCTCCTTCTCCTTGCAGATACGCCCGCTTGGATGCCGTCCGGATGGCCATGTCGGCATAATCTGATAGGGTATGGCGGGCACCATTGGCATACTCCACACAGTTAAGGCCCCGTGAGAGCATATCCCTGGTGGCCATATCCACGGCTTTTTCATAGGTGCCAGCGCCGGAATTGGCATACACCTGAGCATTAAAGATAGCCTTTCGGTATTGGTCGTTGGCCATCCTGAGAACTGCTGTTTCTGCCTGCTGCATATCATTGGTGGTTGCCTTAATCAAGGCCTCCAATTTTCGGTCATTGAGCCGGAAAAACTCTGCCGTGACGCCTTGGCTGATTTTCTTAGCAGAAAAACCTTTCCGGATGGCATCGAGTATCTTGACTTCCTGCTGCATATTACCGCGCTGCCTGGATATCCGTATCAGCTCACCCATTTCCTTGTTAAGGTCCTGGAATTGCTTTCGGTATCGCTTTTGGTTATCCTTCTTATACTTCTCCAGGGCCTTCAACTGTTCCGTTTGCCACATGGACCACTCAATACCCTCCTTAGTCTCCTCGGCGCGATGGCGGTCCATGTTCCGTATCATAGACTTTATAAGCTCATCCTCTATGGCCTGGAAGGCAGCACCTATATCATACTCATTATGTCGCACTCATCAGCGCCCCTTCCGCTCCATCAGCTCCACCCTCCATCAGTTGGCCACCTTTGTTGGCATGTACCCTGAATCCCTGCGCCTTGAACTGTCTGGTCAGGTCCTTAAGCTGGGTCACGCTGCTGCACTTATCACAGCGCAGTTCCGCGTACCCCTGCTTCTCAATTGCGTAGATACCCAGTGGTACCTGTTCCTTTGCCACCTGCAGCAGTCCCTGGTACTCCTTCTGGCTCATCTGGTACAGACGGTTCATTACCTTGACCTTCACCTGGCTTTCCTCCCTTCGTGTTCAGTTGGAAGCCGCCGGCAGACGTACTAATCCCGGGTTCTTCCACTTTCGCAATCCCCTGCTCCTCTTTCAGCCGTGCTGTCTCCTCCTGCTTCCACTTCTCGTCCTTGGTATCCCCATACAACTCCTCTACCTGGGCCTCAACGCTCATCATTGGGGCACCAGGCCGGGCCTTGGCCAGTGTCTCCACCTGGCTCTCAAAGGACGGATTTGCATACTCACCAAAGGGGATGTCTACTTTGACTTCCTCTACCCCTTTGCCGTTCAGAATATTGTAGGCGTTGATTGCTACGCTGACCAGCTCAGGCAGTGTCTCCTGCAGAGCCTCCACAATAGCATTCCGGGTGTACAGGGTAGCTTTTTCCTTTTCGCGCTGCGCTTCGGCGTTGTCCAGCTTCTTGACATCGATACCCAAAGTGGACGGACTGATGACGCCCTGCAGGCATAAATCCAGGGCCGTGCAGTAGGATGCAAGGTAGCTGTCATGCGGGATGACCGGCTGTTCCGTGTTGACCTTGTTATCAGCCTTTTCGGACATATCGTTATCAGACGCAAAGTACCGGTTGTCAAATGGATTGGGCCGGATGACCTGCCCTGTCTCCGGGTCATGCGGCACCAGACAGTCCGGTATATACGTCCTGGCCCTTCCAGCCCTCAGGGCATCCATCCACTGGGACCAGGCTTCGTCGAAGGCGTCAAAGCTGTCCAGCTTACCATCAAAGATGCTGCCACCGCGTCCCTCGTATTTGGTGGATTCATAGACCTGCAAGGGTACGGCCAGCATGACTGTATCATCAAACTTCGTATCTTTTATTCCCTTGGTGGCATCGATGGCATTAAGGGGCACCGGCGTGTCACCCTTATACAACTCGTTACGTATATAGCCGTATCCATAATGCTCATACAGGACATACTGTTGATACCCGGCCTTATATGGCGTCTTGAACACAACTTCCTTCACACGGTCCCGGTTCCGGACAATCTCAACCCGCTCCCCTGGATACCACTCCAGGATTGGATACTCACTGACGGTCGTGTCAACCGTGACCTTGAAGGCGCCGTCCCCGATGTACAGGACCTCCTTCAAGGCCTTCTCCAGCTTACGAGTGAACTTATTATCCTTTGCAATGTCCTCCCACAGCTGCCGCTGCTGGTCGTTACCTGCAAAATCAAAATCATTCATGTCATCCAGGACAATGCCTGACAGGATACGGATAATCAGCCCGGGCAGGCCGGTATGTATCTTGCGCATCTCCATACCCGGTGTACACCTGCTGGCCCAGAACTTATATTTATCTGCATATTCCGGGGCCTGCTGGTACATCTGCTCCAGCTCGTTACCATCACCACGGTACCAGATGCGATTCCGAATGGCATTGGTCTCGAAGTCCAGGACCTCGTTAATCTGAATACAGTTCCCGCTGGCCGGCACCACGTTCAGCCAGGTACGAATGCCCCTCTTGATTGTCTCATTCATGTTGTTCAGCCACCTCATTTCTTCTCAGCCTCCTCGAATCCAATCAGGTTCCGGTATGGTATCCATGCATACTGATTGGCATTAATGGTATGGTCATTCCGGTCCTCGGGCTTGTCTTTCTCATCGTCCCAACTGTACCGGTCCAACTCGGAAAGATGCTCCACACAGGTATCCACTACCAGGTAACACCCCTGCTGTATCCAGCCCAGCTGCAGGTTGATACGGTCGATGATTCCCAGCTGCTTGTACGCATCCCAGAAGTTATACAGACAGCCCTTAAGCCGCTTGTATTTGCGTAGCTCCGTGATGGTCGCCTGGTCCGCATTGTCTATGTATATATCTTTCGCAAAACCCCAGTCCTTGCGGCATTGCTCCAGGAATGCCACAAACTTGACTGCTGTGTCACTGGGAGCCAAAGGAATATCGAGCTTGGAATTGTTATATACTTTTTCAGCCAAGGTGATAAGCTTCCTGTCCTCCGTGATTCCCTGGAATATCATGGCTATGGTATCCGGAGACTTGGAAGAGTAGGATGTGTCCAGGGCCGCCGTAAACTTCTTAAATTTCAGTGTCTTGGCCTGCTGGACTGTGATGACATGCTTAGACCGCTCAAAGTTGGAGAAAATAAGGCCGGTTGCCTTACCACGCAGGCCCTGAATCTTATTCTTCCAGATTTTCGTACCCTTCGGGGTATTGGTCATTATCTGTTCCAGCTTCTCCTCGGACAGTCCCAGGTTGTGGGTAAAAGAAAAGAACCAATGCACCCAACCGGGTTTTGGTTCCTCCTGTAATTCGTCCATTATCTCTTTTGGCGTCTCATCCGCCCATTCCGGCATCGGCCTGGAACAGTTGATATACTCCTTATACACATCCAGGCCCGGGTCATCCGGGTTGAGCGTGGCCATCAGGTAATCGCTTCTCATGGCGGCCTCACGCACAAACTCAATGTCTGCCGTGTTAATCTCATCAATGTACAAGCATCCGTACTGGCCGCCCAGTGCATCCTTCCACTTGCGCTTGTTGCCGTAGCCGACAACAAAGATTATCTTATCGCCGCCGGATGTGTGGAATAGGATGTGAGGCATGTTATATCCACCGCCGCCGTTGCCTTTGTACTCCACCAGCACGCCGAAGTCATCCAGGATGCCCAGGTCCTTCTGGATGATGTTCTTTTCAGCGGCGCCGGTGTCATCCGCAGCCAGGATGTGCAGCTTTTTGGGCGATTCCGCTACCTTTAGCATGAATTTGAATAACCCCACCGTGGTCTTGCCGGCCGCCGTGGTACCCTCCAGGAACTCCACCGGGGCATCACAGCGCAGGAACGCCTTGTACTTATCCGACAGCAGTAATCTACCCGCGCTCATTACCCACCACCACGCATCTGCTGGAGCAGGTCGTCAAGCTTGGTCTTTTCGGTATCCAAGCCGCCGGACAACTCCAGCTTATCCTTGAACATTCCTAGATGGCGCCCCAGGAGCTCCAGGGCTCTTACCCTGTCATAGGTTTCCACGTTTATTCCAAACTTAGTTTCTTTGATTGCGGAGATAGCCGCCCGCTTCTCCTCTGGCAGTTCTTCGGTCGGGATTATTCGAACCACATCCCTTGTCTGCATCTGACCGGTATCAGGATCCACCACGTAAGAGTTGTTCCGTATAACCGGCTCCCGCACAACATGTGCAAAATCGGTGCCGTTTGCACTGGCAATCCTCCGCAGCTCCTCCAGCACCCAATCTTGGGTAATCTCAGTACGCCTTTCCCGGTCCTTCATGCGCTCCTGGATATATTCCGCAACCTTAGTATTTCTTAGCAGCTTACTACCGTTGACCGCCGCGGCCTCATCCTTCTTGCAGCTCGGATACGCAACCTTGTAAGCCCTGGTGGCATTAAGGTCAATCAGGTATTCATCTGCAAATATCTTCTGTTTTGGCGTTAATGCCATGGGCTCACCTCCTTATTTGGGGTAATAAAAAAGCATCTGCATATGAATAACAGATACAAAACTTTGTAAAATCATTATATTCCGCTTGACTAGCACGTAAATTCGTGCTATAATTATATTATCAAAAGAAAGGAGGAACGCAAATGAATGAATCAGTCAGTGAAATAATCAAAGACCTCTCAGAAGCACTACTCGCAATCGTCACCGCCATCTGCCTGATAGTTAAGACGAAACGAGATAGTAAATCCAAAAGGTCTAAGAAAAAGCGAAAGTAAGGTTTGGGGCTTCGGCCCCTTCCTTCTTCACATATAGTATACCACATTCATTTGCTGAAATAAACATGAAACTTTACCGTACAATATTGATAGTACTCACTGTACTTTTCCTCTATGAAGGGTTCAACGGTGAATTTGCCGCACCAACCCTGTTTGATTGGATTAAATGGGCTGCATGGCTTTTCTGCTCCATCACCTACGTCATATGCTCCAGGAGGAACAAACGGTGCGATTAAAGGAAATACGAACTGAAAAAGGGTTATCTGTCCCAAAACTTGTTGAACTGTCCGGCGTTCCCCGTCGTACCATCCAGGACCTGGAGGCCCGGGGAGACGGCAGGGTATCAACGGCAATCAAACTGGCGGATGCTCTGGGCGTCACGCTGGATGAGCTCTGTAGGGATGAGGCGGCCGAATAGGCGGCCTTTCCTTTGTTTGTTTTGAGAATAAGAAGGGTCAACCAATATTGTATTTGATTGATGTCCTAATAAATTTTTATGAAAATCCCTTGTAAATTATGTATAAATAGATTATCATTGTAGTATAAATATTAACGAGTAGCTACTCTTTTAATGGGGTTCCCGTCCGGCGAGTCCGGGGAATCCCATTTTATAGCCTTACCCCTAAGCCGCTATGCAATCCTTGGTGAGTGATAAATTTTTGATAGTAGTCAATTCTCGCTGTTGGATTACGATATTTAAATATTACAGACCTTTTGATTCCATTTTTATTAGCACTTGATAATAACTGTCCGATATATCCTGCATCAAACAGATATAAAAGAAGTGTTTTTATGGAATCTTCTGAAACACATTTACTACACTGTTCATCAAATAATCTAATTATTTCCCTTAAATCAAAGGCACGTCCCCCTAAACGCCTAAATACTGTAGGAATCATATATATAAGCTCTTCATCAATAAAACCGGACAATTCGTTTTTCATTTCCTCAATAAAATATTTATTTGAATACACTTTTAATACACTCTGGGTTTCTGATAATGTTAACTTTTCCTTATCCGGATATTCCATTTGACAATACTTCAAAAACTGCAGTATATCTCTTGGTTTATACAGTGTATGGTCCATGACATGCATCCACGATGATTTTCCTCTAATTTTAGGAGGAAAAATCTTATCCCAACATCTTATCGACTCCTGCTCTGTAAGACCTGATAATTGAAATCTTAATTCTACAATTTTTTTTAACTCATCAAGTCTATTATTCCAATTCAAAATAAGTGCTCCATCTTGGATAATCTTATTTAGGTCCGGGTCATTTAGCATGGCTATAATATCTTCTCGGATAAGCAGCACAATTTTTATCTTCTTTTTATATTGTGTAATTTTATCATTTAAATAGTCTACACTTCTTATTAGACTAGAAATTATCTCAGCCCTGTTCTTTTTATACCTTAAAATGTCATCCAGACCATCTATAATAACTATTACCTGTCTCTCATTAAGATATGTGTCTTTTAATCCTAATATCATTTTTTCTGTAATAACAGATACGCGTTCAAGATAGTTACTTGGTGCCGTATTATATTTCTTTTCAAATTCTGCATCAAAGTGCATTATACCAGCACCTAACTTCACCTTCGTTAATCTTACAATATCCGACTTATACTCATTTTCCAAAGAAAAACCAGCCTTGTCTAACAAATCTAAAATATCATTGACCGAATCACTTTCAATCATTTCTAACTTATTAAATAATATTTTATAAATTGTTAACAACATGATAAAATCCCAAGAACTTTTATACTTTTGTGTTCCTGAAACGTTATTATCAATGCCTGTTTTTGCAAAAGTACTGAATTCAAAATCACTTAAATTCAATACCTGTGCTACAATTTTACTATTAGATTCTAATGATAACGACTGAATCTTAGCACTAAATGCAGACTTTCCAACTCCTTTTCTACCAATTAGTAAAAAATCATACCCGCTAATTAACTTTTCGACGAAATTTCTCGTATCACAAAACGCATCTTTAAATATTTCTGGTTTTCTCACATATTCCTTGGTTGCGTCTGCAAAACCGAATTCATAATCTTTTAATTGCATAATCCTTTTCCTCCCCATAATCAAATTCAGTATACACCAAAATTTGACAAAAGAAAAGCCCCCACCATATCAGCAGGGACTAATCCAAAGGAGAAAATCAAGGCTCTGTAATATCTGTCCGAATAGCGGGGGCAGGATTTGAACCTGCGACCTCCGGGTTATGGGCCCGGCGAGCTGCCAGACTGCTCTACCTCGCAACAATGCGTACCTGCATCTAAGTACCCAGCATCTGGATACCCGATGCGCCAGTACGCCATGCTGACATATTCAGCGGTACCTTGTGCCGCAGTCGCAATGCCAGCGAGTCAGCTGCCAGGGTGTTACACCTGACAGCCGTCAATCAATGTGGGAGGAGGAAATGGTTCTTTACACCACTTCCAGTCTACACTATAACACATCAAAAACGGACATTGCGGACAAAGCGGACAAACTTTATTTTTCTTCTAAGAAACGCTCGAATTCCTTCCTCACGCTGTCCGCTGTAGCGTTTCTTCCTAATTTAGCCGCCACTTCTCCCCACGAAAATTTCTGAAATATTGCATACCGAATAATACGCTGCATCCTCTGAGGTATTGCATTCATCCAAGTCTCCACCTGCACCTTGATTCTTTCCGCATCCGCTTTTCGCTCCTCTAACAGATGCTCATAGGTCTCCAGCGCTCCTGGCTCGCTCACAACCGAATAGGCCATCCCCTGAATCTTAAAGCTCTGGGCCGTATAAGGAAACTCCTTCATAGACCCGTGCACCCGGTCCTGCAAAATAGTCTTACGCTGCCGCTTGACCCTCCGTATATCCTCCTCAGTTTCCTTTATCAGCTCGCAGGCGTCTATGTATTGGCTCAAAATTTCCTTGTCCACCGGTATCACCTCCTCAATATATCAGCATGATGCCCTTATCCATCAGCTGCAGGCCAATCTGTTTAATCACTTCGGGCTCATACTTACCCGGATTTTCCTCAAACTCCCTTATCACATATAACAGGTCAGCCACTCCATAGCCCATGACCGCCTCAAGCTTTTCTTCCATGGTCAGCTCTGATTCCTTTGATACCTTATATGCCCTCACGTTATCCCCTCCATTTCCCCAACTCCGCTCCTCAAGCTCCGTCAGCAGGGCCAGAATAACTTTCTTGCACATCCTGCTGTCATATTCACACATAATCTCTTTGGCATCCTTTACCACCGCATCCCATTTGTCAGATTCCCTGGGCAATATCTCATCCTTCCACTTATTCCAAAACCAGTTATAACTCTTCCAGAAGATTCCCTTCACCTTATCGTTATCCATGCATCCTCCTTAATCAAACGGTAGTTCCTCGCCTAAAGGTATAGACTCAAACTTCCCGGTATCATTTTCAAATAGTTTCGCCATTTCTTCCTTCCATGGGTATATCTTGTTCTCCCCCGGGCTGTTCCTGAGGCGCTTCGTGCAAGCCTCAAAGAATAACGGGATAAATTCATCCTGTACACCGCCGTCGCGGTCCTTGCATATTTCAATTACATTGGTGGACTGGTACAAAAGGTTGTCATCCTTCCACTTGAACATATCCTTTGTCAGACGCTTGAAATCATTGTTTACCCTGTGCAGGATAAAGGCATTATCCACACGGTTCACGATGTCATTGCTGCCGGATACATCATCCAGGCGAAGGAACCCCACGGACTTCCTGGGATGCGCCACAAACAGGATATGGACATTCGCAGCCTTTGCGAAATTCTCCAGACATTCCACGAAGTGGCTCTGCTGCTGGTACTTGTCGGTGCCCATCTCCATCAGATTCAGCGCCATCATGTTATCCAGAATTATAAGGTCAACCTTATGCTCCACAACACACTTACATATCTGCTCCATGATGGAACTGAACTCATTGCCGTAATAGTTGTTATAGACGTACACTTTTTCATCCAGCCATTTGGATATAACCTCGTCATAAGGCTCCGGTACCACGTAATAGTTATCATACTGGGTTTCTTTCACATACATCTTCCCGGCAGCCTGTAGAAGGAGCCATTTCAGCAGGTTCTTAGGCTTAAGCTCCCCGCTGAACAATGCCGTCCGATAACCTTGTTGGGAAGCCTCAACCGTTATCTGTGAAATTATGCTGGACTTCCCGGCCGCCCTCAGTCCACTCAGGCAGGTGACAAACCCTTTCTTAAGTCCACGCATTTTCTGATCTATCACATCGACCCCAGTCTTGATGAATTCTTCCGGCGGTTCCTCCATAAGACGGATCTGTTCCGTGGTAAAGAATACCGGCTGGCCATCCACCATCTTAATTTCTGTCTTTTTCTCGACCGTGTAATCCGGGTTCCGATAATTGGGGCGCCTTTCCTCCCTCACATACTGCCGGTCATAGGCATCCGGCTCAAACAAACGGCGGACGTCCTGCCAGGTCTTGTCAGCACAGGAATTGTGGAAGCAGTGGAAGCCAATAGCGCCATTGGGCATCCTGAAAATGCAGGCATCCTTCCCGGCGTGGTTCTTATCAAAGGGACAATGCTCCAGTATGTATTTGGTTCCGCTACCATAGCTGGCCTTAGTGTAATGGAGTCCATGCTCATCCAGCCAACGGTCTAAATCAAATTCCCTGGGATTAAACCGGTTGTACCCCTGTGGCTTGTCAGGGACCGGAAGGTATCCCGCCAGCTTCTGTAGCAGGGCCTTATCATTCTGTTTTGGATTCTCCCGCGCCTGGACGATATAACTCATGCGATGGGGGCGCTCCGGAGTATTGGCCCCTTTCTGCGCCAAGGTACCATACAGCTTGCATATCCTGGCAGGGTTGAAGTTGGCCGTGTCAATGTCAACCTTGTCGTCAGAAAAGAATAGGGACAGTACCGCCAGGCAGTCCTTTACCAGCTGCTTGTTCTCATCATTCATTGCAAGGCAAATGCTGTACAGGAGGTGGGCCCCATTCCCACTAAAGGCCACAATCGGGTCATCAAATCCCGTACGTTTCATAAAGGCATAGACCTCATTGCATTTTTCTTTCGCATAGCCAATCTGCTCCTCGCTGGATGACGTGCCGGCCGCGCGGACCGGATCCATATCCACCATCAGCCAGTCATAGCAGTAGATATCCGAATCAGATGTATTGGGTTTTGCATTGCGCACAAAACAATTCCTCTGCTGCCTGGAATGGCATTCGTCCTTAATTCCGTTCAGTGTAATATACACATTGCTGTTTCCATCCATGCGAATTCCCCGCATTGCATTAATACAGGTATCTGCATCGCGGAAATAACCACTTGCGTTTCCACCCCCGGCAGCAATGACCCGGATTTCAAAAAGGCTGTTTTCTGGTTTCATGATGGAAATGGCTTTCCGGATTTCATTCTCATCAAATTTCATTGCAGGATCCTCCCGTCTTTCGTTTTTGTCATGGGTCTGTCTTCATCACTTAAATGGCCGGACCCGCCATTATCCTGTGTCCTGGAAAGCCATCCATTGATGAACCGATTAATTCCCCTTGCAGTTTTCTGCTTTTTGGGGTTGCTGTCCAACCAGGTTAACATCTTCCTTAGCTCATGCTCCACATCGACTGCCGGGAATGCTTTTGACCAGTTGCCAATCCTATCCCACGGCACATTATAGAAAGTACTGTCAACAAGAGGGAGAAAAATATCGCTACAGCCTGGAGCAGGCTTGCCTGGCTCCGGGCAGATATAATTACTTTCTTTTTCCTTCTTTACATTCTTTTCCTTCTTTACATTCTTGTTTATGTTCCCCACTGGTTCCCCACTGGCTCCCGACTGGTTCCCCACTGGTTCCCCACTGGCTCCTTTACTGGCTCCCTTGCCCTGGAAAGTCTCATAATTTACAATGAAAATGGTGGTTCTTTCACTGGCTCTCTTTTTGTCCACTTCTATCATGTTATCCTGTTCTAACCGTAATAGATAGTTAGCTAACTTTTTCCGGCTCCATCCCCATCTTTCGGCCAAAAAACGCTCACTCCGGTATACACAGCCGCGCTTTCCGTCAATGAGATTTCCGCGTCTGTCTGTAAAAGTGCCATCCTGATGCTGCGCCAGCAGTATTAAATCAATCCAGGCCTGTCCTCTTGAAAAAGGCTTGTCCATCCATACCCAGTGACTTTGAACTGTCCTATTCACCTTCACCCAATTTTTATCTTCATTGTTCATCCGAATCACCCGGCCTGACTTCCCGAATATAAATGTCATAATCCCTTTCCCAGGCCATTTCCAGGAGCCATATGAGGTGACTATAGTCATTAAGGTCACAGTCAAATATGAGACTGTTTCCATTCCCCACAATCTTGACCTGTATCAACACGATGCCCACTCCTTTCGCCATATATATTAAAACAAGCTGTCATTTCCAAATTTTCAGATGGTGTTTTCCATCGTGTCTCCCACAAACTTTACATGAATAGTCACCTTGTATGTTTGTAAAGAAATACTGCCCACATGTCTTACATTGACACAGCCAGGCCTCATGCTCCTGGAACAGAAAGCCACCCTCAAATATCTTAAATTTACCTTGGCTATCGCCCATGACTATCATTTTCCCGGTTTTCTTTGACATGCTTCTGCATCCGATGCGCCCTTTCCCGCCTCCCGGACGCCTTTGGTCCACCACAAAATATGTATCCTGTTCTGGGAAATAGAAATCTGCACCTTGCCATATCCCATTTCCTCTATCACTTTCAGGACAATATATCCATTCCATATTTCTGCCCTCAAACACAGATGCCCACAAAGAGCACATGTGATAATACTGTCTATACTTTTCAAATCTTAATAGCATTTCTAATTTATGTTCCACTTAAAGCCTCCTTCCCGGGCGGAGGATGGTCAGAAAGCTCCGCCCTGTGAGTCCAACACCTCATGCATTCATACCGTGACATATTATAAGCATGTGTCGGGTCGAATTAACCAGTTGCTATATGTAAAGGCTTGCGCCGTTACATCTTTTTATTGACATTCTTTTATGCCCTTGCCATAATGTAAGGGCAGGAATGACCGCCTGTCCCTTTAGATGCGCATTCAGGGTGTATGTGGTCGAGAACGGATTCCTGCCGGCGGAATCCACATGCGATGTTTCACAATTAGTGAGACAATGGTTTCCGCTTTTAAATATTCTTCAAATGTCAGTTCGGTTGATTAGATACTATTCTGTGCGTTGTAACATCCATATCCTTAATCATATCTAATAGTGGCCGCTCTGTCTCACTTTTCGCTATCGCTTTCCAGCGATATGTATATACCGGTTGTGAGCAATTTCCTAAAATATTTGGCATTGCATAGCTTTCTTTTCTCTCCAAGAAAAACATCTCTTACCTCCGCTAAATATTAATTTTGCATCATTGCAATGTAATACATAGTTCCACTTTACATTCTTTCCGTTTTGCCTATATCCACCTGCAGGTTTCCGCATTCCGGGCAGTACATAACCTTTCCAACCATTTCATACCTTCCGGAATTGGGGTTGAAATTATCCAGGACAACCAATCGTTCACTATATCCATCCGAATTGTATGTAATGGCCTTCATATCGGTTCCGCAACCATGACATTTCATTCCGTTATCCTCTCCTTCGTCTTAACTTGTGACGTCACAAGTTCCGGATCCGGTCCCTTCACGAATACCACCGGCGCCCAATGGTCCGTCTTATACTGCACCGCGCGCCGTACCTTTGGTAGGGTAAGGGCGGCCCCATCCAGAAGATACCGCAGGGGATGTGCCGGCTCCCGGTGGACCACTCCCTCATGCAGCAGCTCCGTCATCAAGTCAAAGGCTTCCGCATTCCAGCCGCTCCAGAATACCACATGCTTGCAGACATCCGAACAGGACAGCAGTTCACCTTTGTAGTCATAGCCCTTCTCCTCAAACAGCCACTGCAGTTCCGCATAGCTGGCCGATTCATTCTTGTTTATGTAGTCCACCACAATTTTCTTTATCTCTTCTTTATTCATGTTGTTCTCCCTTCTGTTGCGATATCGCAATATCCAATATTTGCGTTTATATTTACAATACCTACACTTTTATCTTCCCGGCCCCCATCAGATATCCCAGATAAAATACATACTTCGTGCTATAACTCGTCTGGTTATACGCCGTCTGAAGCTCAACGTTTCGTCCGGCATCCCAGATACAACTGACCAGCATATCGTCAAATACATCCGGAGCTTTATCGTCTATTACAGACCTTATGTATTCCTGTATTACAGGGACAATCCCTTCCGATTTCTTTCTTGTCAGGGCCTCCCTAATCTTCTTCTGACGGTCGCTATATGCCGACATCAGGATTTCATATACCTTCCATCCATAAGCTGTACTGACATGGTCCATCACATCGGAAATAGGACAATCAGGATTATTAATATACGGACTCGGATAGGAAACGATATCTATAAATTTCTGCACATCATCCTCAGGCACATTCCTATTCACATAAAGGATTTGCTGCTTCCCATCAAACATCACCACGAACTTACCTAACTCTGTGTGATACTTATAATTCAGCTGGAAGCACAGGATAGATGGAAGTTCACCGGGGGCTATGCGTTTAACTGTTACGTCCTTTAATTTCATACCACTACCTCCCCATTCTTCCGGTTGCACCGGTACAACTTCTCCGTCAGCTTCATTTGTGACGTCACAACTTCTATGACCAGCTTCTAATCCCGCATAATATGCCCGGTTGATTGTCTGCACTGTAGCCTCTGCCTGTTCCCTGCCCCCTTCATCCGGATCGTTTAAGGCTGATAACCATCTATCTATAAACTTCTGCTCATCTATTGGAAATTTCATACCTGTATACCTCCCTTACCAACACTGTCTAAAAGTTCACGTAACTCTCTGATTCTATTTACCATATCGAATACAATGTCATTTGCGATACTGGTCTTGATACCGGCCGTGGTATAAAATGGCGGTGCTATCTTCCACATTTCTCCTGTTTTTTCTATATCCACATTGAAATAATCCTGGTCCACGTCGTTTACCATTACCTGAACCTTTTCTGCCAGAACTTCAATATCAAGCAGTGTATTGTCAATATCTATTATCGTGACATTCTCTTTGTTTTCCATCGTCAATCCTCTTCCCTTTCCGGCTCAGAGGTGCTATACTATAGTTGGTTGAACTTTGGTATAGCACCTCTGGGCCTATGCTTGTCCTTAACTAATTGGCGTTAGTTAGGGACTTTTTTATTGTCCGTCTCACGCCGGCGCCACGGCTCACAAGCCTCAACTCCGTCTTTGTTTCTTCCAACACCAGCCAGTTGTTTACCACCAGGCCTGCCTTACTCATCAGTGCCTTCTGGCTCCGGGTCGGCTTCATTGCTCTGCTTCTCCCCATCCGTTTACACCGCCCTCCGCATCATCCTGTCATGAAGTTCATCATGCGGCCCAGAATCATTGCAATAGATGTCTAAATCCTCCAGAACGTTCTGCCATTGAAATAATAGTTCCGTCAGGTCCCAGTTCTGATAGTCCCACAGGAGAACTGCAACGTCCTGGGCGTCCCCTATGGGCTTGTCTGCTGGCAGCTTCTTAAGCTTGTCCATGGTGTAGAAGTAATCCTTAGTCCCCCACTTCTCTCCGTCGTATTCCTTCGTAACCGGATACATCCTCAGCAGCTTCATGGGTGTCAGCCTGCCAATGGTCTCCATGACCTGCTTTAACTCCTGGTACCTGTTTTCTATCTCCAGGCAGGACTTATAGGCTTTCGTATGGTTTACCTCTGCAGGATTCTCTTTTCCATAGGCTTTGACCGCCAGGAATATGTATCGTTCCAGGTCATCACCCTGCAACCTGCTTATCCGGCGGGTGCCTCCACGGGCATCTGTAAAACGCCTCAGTGCCTTGGTATATTTCCCTTTGCTCTCTACATACGGCACATTTCCGACTATATTCCAGCTCTTCCAGGATTCCTTGATGAATGGTACCAATATCTGAAACGGACCGGGGAACATTCTTAACATCTGGATTACAAAGGCAGTCCTCCTTGCCAGCTTACGCATCCTGCCCGGGAGTCTCTGGCTCTCCAGCTCCGTCTTAAACAGCTCCGTGACGTCCTGCTCGTCGTCCTCATCTACCTTATATACGAAGGCGTCCATCAAGTCAGCTTTAAGGTCTTTACTGCTTATCTTCCGTAAGGAATAGAGCATGTTGTTGACGGATATGGTCCAGTCACGGCACCCCTTGATAATTTCATGCATTTCGTTCAGATATTCTGGCTGTAGGTATGCCTCCAATATCTCGCGGCAGGCCTCCATGCCATCGGCATCCAACTGTAGATTCCATGGTGACGTCGGAATCCGCAGGACATGTACCTTGTCCACCAGGCCGGCCGCCTCAATCCGGTCACAGCATGGCTTTGCATATAATTCCATCCCGGCCTTGGCCATTAATTTCTGAACATCGAACAGCATGTCCGAAACATAGGTCCCATCCTTAATATGACTCAATATCACTTCTTTGGTTTCTTTATCCATTGTCCTTACCTCTCCTATATCATTCTTACCAACTGGTCCACCTGCCAGCATTTGTACATATACAACATCGTCATCAGCATTGTGATGATTGCCAGCGCCCGTTGCATCTTATCTGGCTCATTGTTCCGTCTCATTTCTGTTTCTCTCCTTCTTCTGGACGCTCCAGTTTTTCTCCGATTATCTTTTCTATTTTTGCCGGGTATATCCGGAACTCCCACATGGTCTTTCCGGTTTTCTCCGGTGGGATTGCCAGCCCCAGGTCCAAGATGCCCCTGCGCATGTAACTCCGAATCTTCGCCGGTTTCATTCCCAGGACAGGGGCTGCCTCCTCCGGGCTCAGCCATAGTCTTGTCACAGTGTCACTCTCCTTCCATTACTTTATATTCCGATTCACTCTTTCACAGCGGATTCACGTTCTTACCGCTTACAGCTGGACGGCTGCTGTGGATGGATGTGATTGTCAATGTTCTACTTTTTAGACGAGTCATAATTTACATGTCACGATACACAACCGTGCACATCGTCTGCTTTCCTTTTGAATCTGTATAGGGAATCTTGGTGGGATAATAGTTTTCCTCCAACCACTCCCTAACCTTTTCAAGAACCGATGGCTTGTACTGGATGGTTACTCCATCATGACCATTCCTGCTGTAAGGTGTTGTTACAATCTCGCTCTCAAGAATCGTCAGCTTCTGCAATATCGCACTTATTGCCTTGGTGTGTGGATTGCCTTTTTCTGAATAAGCCCCAACCGCTTCCGCAAGGCTTGTACAGTCATACAGCTTTGACATTGTTTCCTTATCAGTAAGAAGTGGTATCTTGATATCGTACCCGGCCTCAGCGTATATACGTTTTGCCTCCACGGCTATGTACAGCGGGTCAACACCTGCCCTGCTAAAGATGGTGTCGATTGTCTTAACAGTCATATTGACCGAGGCACGGGATTCTTTCTTGGGCTTGTCCTGTTTCTCTTTCTTAGAAAGAAATGCTTCCGCCAGCACATCTGCGCACCTATCCTGATACTCTTCCAGTTTTGCCGACAGCTCCGGCATTTCCTTTTCCATTTTCGGAGTAATTTCTAATTTGGCCAATGCTAATGGAAGCTTAGTAATGTTGATACAATATGCCTCCTGCATCCCCCCTTTATCCGAGGGGTGTGAAAATTTTCGCACCCCTTTGGAAAGCGACTTATCCTCCAACCACTTTTCACGTCTGTAGCGTGTTTGATACTCATTGAAACCAAGGCCGGCCAGCAACAAATTAATTCCGGCATAAATCTTCCCGTTACCTCTTTCCTGCACTGCCAATAATTCCGTTCCACAGAACGGTACGTTCTTTACTACTAAATCATTCATCCTCTTTCTCCTTTTCTGTCTTTTCACTATCCGCAAAGTACTCTACTGGTACGCCGAAGTATTTTGCTATGGCAAGTAGCTTGTCAAACTTGGGAGTATACCTTCCCTTTTTCCAATTCGTTAAAGTAGCTGTTGATACTCCAGTTTCCCTCGAAACCCGATAGTCAGTTACTCCCTTCTTACTCTTTAAATCCAGATATTTTTGATACATTTTTAATGCACCTCCCTTCGTAAAATAATATTGACATTAACTTAGTTTTCTTATATAATCAAGTTACCAGCTAAATTAATAATGAAAACTAAGCTTTCCTTTGCTTAGCTATGATTACTAAGGTGTTTTTAGTATATATTAGTTTTCATAGCTTGTCAAGCATAAGTTTTAGTTTTTGTAGTTATTTTAAGAAAGAGGACTACGAGATGTACGAAAATTTTGAAGCACTACTAAAAAAATATGGAGTAACCACATATCAGGTTGCTAAGGCCACAGGTATATCAACTGCTTCTTTTACTGGGTGGAAGCAAGGTAAGTGGAACTTCAAAGCAGATAAATTACAAAAAATTGCTGATTTCTTCGGCGTCCCATTATCTTACCTAATGACAGGTAAAATGGAAGAACCAGTAAAAGAGGTTACACTTACTGCTAAGGATGAGCGCGAAATTGGGAGGGATTTGGATAGAATCATGGATGAAATTGAAAAAGATATTGACGGACCATTGTATTACAATGGTGAACCCATTGATGATGAATCACTGGAACTGCTTCGGAAAGCCCTGGAACTTGGCCTCACAAAGTTGAAGCAGGAAAATAAGGTTAAGTATAATCCTAACAAGAACAAAAAGAGGTAGCCGTATTGTCTGTTTCAAAGAAGGTGATCATATTGAATGATAGAATACGGAAAAAGGTGACCTATCTAATAAATAAGTTTGGCACTAACGACCCGCTAGAACTGGCCAGATACCTAAACATCAAAGTATTCTTTATGCCGTTAGGTAAAATAGCCGGATTTTACAAATACATGAAACATAACCGGTGTATTTACATAAATTCGGATATTGATGACAATGCTTTCCTTCGGGTCGTTGCAGCCCATGAACTGGGACACGCAGTATTTCACATGAAAGAAAACTGCACCTTTATGGGGGCGCATACTCTCCTGCTTACGTCCAGGGTAGAAAGGCAAGCCAATTTGTTTGCTGCGCGCTTACTTATAACGGAGGATCTGTTGCATGAATATGATGGATTTACAAAGGAGCAGTTTTGTGATTGCACAGGATATCCTAGGGATTTAATTGATTTAAGATTAAAATAGCCGCCGGCTTTTTAATTAACATTACAACGGGGAGGAAAAGATATGTGGTTTTTAGATATGCTTCACGCATCTAAGCTAAAATTGGAGAACGAGGAACTTAAAAAAAGAATATCTGACTTGGGTTGCGATGAATATGAACAGGTTAAGGAGAAAATTAAAGACTTGGAGAATCAGCACACCCAGTATATGGAAAGTGCCCAGAATGAATTAGATGCTCTTAATGAATCAATTGCCGATAACAACACGACTATATCTAAATTACGCGAAGAGATTTCCACCCTATCTACTAATAGTGATAAACTACAAAAGCAGATTGACACTCAAACAAGAAAGCTGCAACGCTCGAAGGAATTATATAAAAGCGTAGATTATTGCATCGCTAACTTTCTTGATAGCACCGGAACTGAGCGATTGTCCGCAATGCAGGAAATAGAGTATGACGAACTTTCCCCCAGTGTTATTTTGAAACTGCATTGTATGGACGTAAAGGATTTGCGAAAAGCTTATAAAAATAATGATAAACTGATAAATCAAGTACTCACAGCATATGCTTCCAGATATACAACAAAAGCCAACAAAACTATTTACCAGCTTATGGTCATCGCTCTTCGTGCGGAATTGCAAAATATTTTATACGATCTGAAATATGAAAAATTAGAGCAGGCAATTGAGAATGTTAAAAATGTAACTGCGAAATATTTAAAAATTGCTGGAGATGGAAATCAAAATATAGTTGGCACTCTCACAAAATTTATCGGAGAAATTGAGTACCTATTTATCGATGCTGTGAAAATTGAATACAATTATTATGTAAAGAAAGAGCAGGCAAGACAAGAACAATTAGCTATAAAACAGCAAATACGTGAAGAGGCTGAAGAACGTAGGCTGTTAGAGCAGCAACGTAAAAAAATCGAACAAGAGGAGACGAAATACCAAAGCGAAATTGATAAGGAAACTGAAGCTTTGTCTATTGCAACTGATGAAAAACAAATCGAAGATCTGAAACGCAAAATTCTTGAATTGCAAGGACAACTTTCCGATGTTGCCATAAAAAAAGAAGAAATTGCAAATCTACAGAATGGAAAAGCTGGCAATGTATATGTTATAAGTAATTTAGGTTCGTTCGGGGAGAATATTTTTAAAATCGGAATGACACGGAGACTTAATCCTCAGGACCGTGTTGATGAGTTAGGCAGCGCCAGTGTTCCGTTCCGTTTTGATGTACATAGTTTCATTTTTTCAGATGACGCCGTTAGCTTGGAAAATAAACTTCACACAATTCTAAATGAAAAACGTGTCAATAAGGTCAATCTGAGAAAGGAATTTTTCTATGCAACTTTGGATGAACTGGAATCGCTAGTTACAGAATTAGATCCAACGGCTGAATTTAACAAAACAATGATTGCGGAGGAATTCCGTCAATCTCAATCGACCGATACTCCGTATACAAATGATTATGTCGCCAGTTGCGCTGATGAAGATGATGAATAAAATTAAATCTGTAGTTTTTATAAATTATACAAGGAGGTTTTCTTATGAGAAAAACAAAATTATTACTTACCGCGATCACAATGTCCATAATTATGAGTAGCACTGCTATTGCCGGGACCTGGACACAGGATACCACAGGGTGGTACTATCAAAATGATGATGGTACTTATCCTGCCAATCAATGGCTCCAGGACTATGACGGAAAATGGTACTACTTAAATGAGTCTGGTTATATGCTCACAAATGGCACCGCTCCGGATGGCCGGATTGTGGGAACTGACGGGACATGGATACAGCCAGTCATCGGAGAACCAAAGACCATATTGCGCGAGATAAACAATTGGGTTATTGGTGATATCTGGAATCACGGTTACTGTGATTTCAGCCGTTATGAATATGATGGAAAGGACAGCACTGGTCAATCAATTGACATTGATTATGCACTCCAACTATTCAAAGATTCTTATAAGAAAAAAGCGGGATATGACGCCTACATCAATTCTCTTCCGGATGAGTACACAGCGTTAAAAACCGCCTGGAATAAATTAAGTAGTGAATCCGATAAATTATATAAGCATTTTGAATCTGGCATACTGCAGACAGGAAATGACACCGATACAGCAATTTTTGTTCAGTATAGAGAATCATTTTCCAAGTGTGTTTCAGAGAAAAAATAATAAATAAGCAAAAAGCCCCTGTGCGACCAACACAGAAGCTTTTCACATAGAATCTCTTACCGGACAACCCGGAAGATACAATTCAACTAACACACCTGAATTATATCATTCCTGGAACGTCCTGGCAAGAGGGCGTATTAATTTTACTCAAAATCAGAAAGGAATGATATCATGCCAAAACGAAAGAAACATCCCCGGCTCCCCAATGGCTACGGCTCCATCCGCTACCTCGGCAAGAGCCGCAAGAACCCATACGCAGTCCACCCGCCGGCAGACATTGACGGGAACCGGCCACCGGCCCTCTGCTACGTGGATGACTGGATGAAAGGCTTCATCATCCTCACATCCCTCAAGGCTGGCACCTATACCCCCGGCATGGAGGCCACCCTGCGGCTGCCTGATTCCACTGGGAGCCTTGATACCCTGGCGGAAAAGATTATGGCTGATTACAACCGCGTCAAGGGAATTGAACCGGACGAGCCGGAAAAGACCTTCTCAGAGGTCTACAAGGCATTCTACGCCGATAAATTCACGGAAGGGCACAAATACTCAGCTTCAACTGTCCGGGCCATCCAGGCTGGCTACAGGAACTGTAAATCACTATATGATAAAGAATTTAGAGCCTTACGCTCAAAGGATTTGCAGGATAACCTTGACGCCTGTACGTTAAAGCATGCCAGTCTGGAACACATCAAAAACCTATATCGACAGATGTATAAATACGCTGATGGCCAGGGCTGGTGTGATAAGGATTACAGCCAGTATATCAAAATCAAAAAAGCCGATGATGATGAACATGGCGTTCCATTCTCCGATGCTGAGTTAAAAACCTTATGGGAAAACGTCCATAACGTAACTGCTGAGATGATACTGATTATATGCTATTCCGGGTGGCGTATCTCCGAATACCTAGACATGAAGATAGACTTGGATGAAAAATACTTTTTTGGCGGTTCAAAAACCGATGCCGGAAAGGATCGCACTGTCCCTATACACTCGGCCATATTCCCCTTGGTTGAACGGCGATTAAAAGAATTTGGATGCATCCTTCCATGCAGACCCGAAGATTTCCGGGAGCAGATGGATAGACTGCTTAATAGTCTCGGCTTTGTAAATGAGCCCAAACACACGCCCCATGATTGCAGGCATACTTTCTCGCGGCTCTGTGAGAAATACGGGGTGCGGGAGAATGATAGAAAACGCATGCTTGGCCATTCATTCGGCAATGATATTACCAACCGTATATATGGACATCGGGAGTTGGATGACCTGCGAAAAGAGATTGAAAAGATAAAGGTTGTTTTGTGACTTTATTGTGACCAATAGGCCCTAATAACATGGTAGAAAGTGGTAGATACTGAAAGGTTTAAAAAGCCCTTAAGCCCGCATAAAACCTACTATTCCGGGCCAATCTCTACCAGAATCATTCCAAACTGTTTTATGTATTCTTTAATGAAAAATTAACATTTTGTCCATATGCTCAACAATTCCACGTTATTTTACATGATTTACCCATTTTCATCCTGTTCACCGTTTTATGAAACAGAATCTATGCTCTCCCTTTTTTGAAGCGATTTTCTTCAGACTTATGGTCAACCAAGCAGATTGCACAAAAAATGTGTTCGATTTTTTACCTATCCACATTATCCCCAGAAGTTTATACACATTACCCCCAAAGTTATCCACATCACAGTTTGTCCATTTTAAGGCAAAAACTAGTTATACACCAACTTATCCACATTATCCACAAGTTTATAACTTTTCATTTGCTCTTCCCCCTCAGACTTTGCATTTATTTTATTTTTGTACACTTCTGATAAACTTGATAAGTACGGAAGAAAAAACAAGGTTTTCTCTTGACATTTCAGGGAGTCTTCTATTAGGAATGCAATAGTCTTTAACTGCATTTGAAACAAATTTTTATAAAAAATTAAGATA